AGACTAAACTAATGAGTTTAGCAGTAAACGCAAAGGGGTTGGCAGAGGCAACTGGAGTGACTAAAGGCCGCATTTCCCAGCTCAAATCGAAGGGAATTATCACTCCAAACCAGCACGGAATGTTTGATCTGGAGGAGGATTCCAAGCGGATTGGCAGACCAGTTGACCTGGGAGGATTGTCAATGGAAACCTCGGAGGATGGGAGCGACCAGGTCAAGGTCATTGATTTTGGAAAGTGGCGGGCATTCAAAATGAAGGAGGATGCACTCAAGGCCCAGCGGGAGCGGCAAGTTTACGAACAAGATTTGCTGGACCGGGCCGAGGTCGTCCGGGAAATCGGGCAAGCCTTCCATGTTGCCAAGACCAAGTTCCTAACGGTGCCAACGGCAATTAGTGGAATCGTTGCAATTGAAGATAATGCAGCAGTCTGCAAAGAAATCATTGAGGGAAGCATCCGAGAGATTCTTGCCGAACTCTCCAGCGTCACCGCTAAGTACGGAACTGCTGGAGATATTCAGGCCACCGCCGAAGCTGTCAGTTAGTCAATGGGCAGATGCCGAGAGGATATTAAGCAGGGAGAGTTCGCCGTTTCCGGGCCGATGGCAGACCGGGCGGGCCGAGTATCAACGCGGAATCATGGATGCCTTCAGCGATCCACGGGTGCAGCGCGTGGTCTGCATGATGGCAAGCCAATGTGGGAAAACAGAGATCATCAACAACATTTGCGGGTTTTTCATCGTCCACGATCCCAGCCCGATGCTGGTCTTGCAACCGACCCTGGAGATGGCGCGGGCATGGTCCCAGGACCGGCTGGCACCATTGATCAATTCAACCCCGGCGATGCGGGAGCAGATTGGCGACCCGAAGGCGAAAGATGGCGACAACACGATCACACAAAAGGCATTCCGGAACGGGGCCAGGCTCTCAATAGCAGGATCGAACAGCCCAGCGGGGTTGGCGAGCAGACCGATCCGGATAGTTCTAATGGACGAGATCGACCGGATGCCGATGTCAGCAGGGGCCGAAGGCGATCCGGTGACGCTGGCAACCCGGCGGACTGCGAACTTTTTCAATCGAAAAATCTGTCTCGTTTCGACTCCCACGGTCAAGACCGAATCTCGTATCGAGGCAGCATTTGAAGAGTCTGATCAACGACATTATCTGGTTTCGTGCCCTGCCTGCGGAATTGGTCAGCTTCTAGATTGGGGCCGAGTACGATGGCCGGAGGCTGATCCAGGCGGGGCATCGTACCATTGCGAACATTGCGACCGGGCGTGGACAGAAATTGAGCGCAAAAAATCCCTGCAAACGGGGGAGTGGGTTGCATCCGGGGAATTTAATGGGACAGCAGGATTTCATCTGAATGGACTCTACAGCCCATGGGTTGACATTCCGGAATTGGCGAGGTTGTTCTTGGAGAGCAAGCACACCGGACCAGAGGCGTTGCGGGTCTTTGTCAACACTGTCCTGGCACAAACTTGGGAGGATGATGCCGGTGAGCAAGTCGAGCATCACGATCTCCGGCAACGGTGCGAAGAGTATCCGGCAGCGGTCCCAGATGCAGAGATTGGGGTCATCTGTGGATCGGTGGATGTCCAAGCTGACAGATTGGAGGTCCTCGTCAATGGATATTCCAAAACCGAAATCTGGGTGCTTGGGTATCAAATTTTTTACGGAAAACCACAGTCCGAAGAACTCTGGGAGCTGCTGGAAAATTACCTCCGGGAAGCATGGCCCCATCCGCTGGGGAAGGATTTGAGGATTGCCCGGACCTTCATTGATTCCGGATATGAAACTGGGCAGGTTTATAAATTTGCAAAGCAACTGGACGGCATGGGAGTTCATGCAATCAAGGGGGTCGGTGGCAGCAATCGGGCGGAGGTTGGGCGACCCAGCAGAAACAATAGTGCCAAGTGCCATGTCTTTCCTTTGGGGGTCAATACGCTCAAGACTCAAATCATGGGCCGATTGAAAAATCAGGAGGCAAACACTCCAGGGTATATCCATTTCCCGGATTGGCTGGATGATGAGTTTTTCCAGCAATTGACAGCAGAAAAAATGATCAAGCGATACTCAAAGGGGATTCCAAGGCTGGAGTTCAAACGGATCAGGCCGAGGAATGAAGCACTGGATTTAATGGTTTATAACTTGGCAGCGTTCACCAGTCTGAATGCAAACATGACCAGGGTGCAGCGCAATTTATCGGAAGTCCGGAAAACGTCAGCACGGAAAAACACCCGCACCAGCGGGTGGGTTTCCGGGGTGCAGGGAAGGAAACGGAGATGAGCAATCTTTTTGACTCCAGCAATTATCCCACAAGGGAACCGGGCCTTGCAGAGTACGGCAGCCCAATTGTTGCCGGGGATTTCACGCCATGGAAAAAGACCGGGATTGAAGACGACTATCCTGCTGCAACGTACTCGGTTGCTTACCAGTTTACACTCAACGGCGCACCAACAGACGGATATACAGTTGCTGGATCAGTCAGCAGTTCTGAATGGATTTTTGAAATCCCAGCGGCTACCACAGCAGGTTACACGCCCGGGATTTACCAGTGGAATCTCTATGCAACCCGGACCAGTGACTCTGAAAGAGTGCGTTTGGATTCTGGCAGCTGGGAGGTTGTTCCCAACATCCGGACAGACACCAGCACCGAGGTCCAAAGTCATGCCAGGAAGGTCCTGACTGCAATTGAAGCAGTCATCGAGGGCCGGGCATCCCAGGATCAGATGAGCTATTCCATTGCCGGACGATCACTGGCAAGGATGCCGATTGAGGATTTGCTGTTGTTCCGGGATCGTTACCGGTCTGAGTGGCTCAAGGATAAAAGGCTCACGCGCGCGCGTAAGGGGTTCGGGAATGACGGGATAATTTTGAGCCGATTGCAAGGAGGTGGCTGAAATGTTTAATTGGTTCCGGAAAAAACAACCAAGTCCCAAACGCCCTGTGGTGCCCTCGGTCAATTTGAGCAAGCGGGCATTTGACTCGGCAAAGTTTGACAACATCCTGAGCGGCTGGGGCGGGAGTTACAGTAGTGCAGATGAGGAGCTGCGAAACGCACTCAAGGTTATTCGAGCGCGGGTGCGGAGTCTTTGCCAGAACTCGGAATATGCCAGAAAATTTCTGGCAATGAATAAATCAAATGTCATCGGCCCGTATGGGATTAAGTTCCAAGCGAAGACTCGGAGAGAAGACGGGTCACTGGATTCAGCAGACAATAATTTACTTGAGCGGCAGTGGTTTGAATGGGGGATCAATCCGGATTTTGTCACTGTGGATGCGCGGCAGGATTGGATTGGAGTGCAGCACCAAGTCATGGAGACGCTGGCCCGGGATGGCGAGGTCTTTATCCGGCTCGTCAAGGGAACTCCGGGCAACCCGTTTGGATTGTCACTGTGGGTGCTTGAAGGGGATGCAATCAGTGTTGATTACAATCTGTCAGACCGGGACAGCAATGTTGTCATGGGCATCGAGCAGGACCAGCGCGGCAAGCCCATCGCGTACTACCAGCAGATCAATCCATCCTCCCAACTCTGGGGGACTGCAAACAGTGCGGCAGCGGAACGGGTGCCGGCGGATGAGATGATCCATATTTTTATCCAAGAACGACCCGGGCAATCCCGCGGGATTCCCTGGCTCAATACTGCATTAAGACCTCTCCAGATGCTTCATCAGTACCAAGAGAGCGAGTTGGTTGCGTCAAGGATCGGCAGTAGTGCGATGGGATTTTTCACCAGTCCAGATTCTGCTGGCTATTCAGGAACGGACGAGGACGCAGAGGGCAACCTAATCACAGAGTTTGCCCCTGGTCAATTTCAGCAGTTGCCGACAGGGATGGAGTTTCAGTCGTTTGATCCAAACCATCCAACAACCGCATATCCGGATTTTGTCAAATCGATCCTGAGGTCAGTCTCCAGCGGGGCACTGGTGAGCTACAATTCACTATCTGGAGACCTGGAATCTGTGAATTACTCAAGTATCAGAGCAGGGGCAAAAGATGAGCAAGCACAATGGCAGACCCTCCAGCAGATGATAACAAGTACCTTCTGCAATCGCGTTTATCAAAGCTGGCTTGTCATGTCGATGACCACTGGTGCGCTGCCCTTGCCGATTTCCAAGCTGTCAAAATTCAAAGCGGTTTCTTGGATTGCCAGGGGCTGGGGATACGTTGATCCAGAAAAAGAAATGAAAGCAAAGAAGCTGGCAATGGAGATGGGGGCAACATCATTGGCAGAAATTGCTGGCGAACAGGGCAAAGAATACACCGATAC